TCAATCGTTCGTCGTGCGTTCCGCGCGATGCGCGGCCCTCAGCTTCGCGACTTTCCGAGACTTCCCGATTGTCCCTCGGACATAGCGGACTGTCGTCGAAACCTGTGAATGCGCCGCCTGCGACCTGATGTCGTCGAGGTCCGCGCCTGCGTCATCGGCTTCCGAAATGCCACCCGCGCGTGCGTCCATGTTCCACACGCCTTTGGGGATGCCGGCCGATTCGGCGATGATGCGCCACTCGCGCGCATAGGCGTGCTCTGCGAAGGGGCGGCCTGCGGCTTCATCGATGATTAGCGGGCCAACACGGCGATCCTGCGGGATCATGCCTATTACGCGCATGATTAGCGGGCAGAGCTTGAGGTCGTGCGCCGCGATCGCGCCCGTCTTTGTCGTTTGCTTGTAGACCTCGAAGTTCTCGCCGAGGTCCGCCCAAGTTAGGCCATTGATCCAGCGCCGGCCGCCAAGGACAATGCCGGAAGGCGTTTCTCCAGCGGGTATCGGCGACCATTCGCCGATGACATCGCGCTGGCGCAAGGTCGTTTCGAACTGGATTGCGGTTCCGAGCGCCAGCGAAAGCCGACCCTCAGCAAGGGCTTTTGCGACGAAGGACTCGACGTGCGCCAGCGTCAGCTTCTCCCGGCGCGGCCCCGGGGCCTCGAATTCCGTCGCTCGCAAGATCGTGGCGAGCCTGGCGCATTCCGGCAGCTCCGCGGCGACGCCGTAGGCGACGATACGGCGGACCATGGAAATAACGCCATGGGCCTTGCGAAGCCTCTCTGGCTCGCCGGCGGCCTTCGGCTTGCGAGCGCTGTCATACCAGCGGCGGAAGTCGCCGAGGCCTAGTCGTGCCAGCGACCGTGCCCCCACGGCCTCATTCAAGCCGCGCAAAACCTGATCATAGGTGCGCGCCGTGTTCCACTTGATCCGGCGATATGGGCTCGCATCGTCCGTCTGGTAACGGCGGATCAGGTCCGCGACGGTCCCGTTAAAAGTCTTGCGCTCTTCGCCGCGCGTCGCCGTCCATTCCAGCATTTCCGCCTGATATTTTAGGCAAGCAGCGGAAATCAGCCCATGTTGCGCGGGATCGGTCCAGTCGTAATGCAGCGGAACTGTTTTTGGACGGTAGCCAGCCTTGGCTATGTCCGCGCGGGAGACCCAGTAGAGCCGGGTTCGGCCGTCCTTGTTCTGACGCCTTTTCAGGCCAGGGAATTCAAAATGCATCGAGGTTTTCTCCTCCGTCAGGTTGGGAGGGCTCGATGGTAGAAAGGGAATAGCGCCGGCGCCAATAGGCCTCAACGGCGGGCCAGAACCGCCCGCCCATGAGAGGATCGATGCGCGGCAGGCCATCGCGCTCCAGGATGGCGGCCTTTGCCGTCCACTCAGGAAGCGTCTGCGACAGGCGACGCGCGACTTCGGCCTCGCAAGGGAAGAGCCCTTGCGTCTTGACCGTTTTCGCCTTCGTCGCCACTGCCGGCATTTTTATTGCCCCCCCGTTCCGGTTGTCGGCGTCGCCTGGCCGAGCGGAACCCAGTTCGCCGGCTGGTGGTAGATGTCGCCGTTCGGAATGGGCGGCTCGTTCTCGCGGCGGCGAACGTCGTTCGGGCTCAGCGCGCCGATTTCTCGGCCGATGCGATAGGCTTCGAACCGAGCCTGGACATCGCCCCGCAGCAGCGCAGAGAGATCGTGCTCGATGTAAAGGGTTCTCCGGGCGGCTTCGGTCAGGACGCAGCGTTGAAGCGCTTGCTCGACGCGCGCGGCCAGGGGACCGAGCGCATTGCGCACCAGCGCCGTCGCCTCTTGCTCGGTGTTCGAATAGGTTCCGCGATCCGTGATGCCGACGCACGTCGGCGGAACACCGAAGACGCGGGCGACGTCCTCGTTCGAGAGCTTACGGCTGTCGAGAAACTCGGCGTCTTGCGGCGTCCAGGTCATCTGTTCGAACTTGGCGCCGCCATCGAGGATCATCATTTCGCCTGAACGGCGGATGCCCTGATACTTTTCGCGCAACTGCACACGCAACCGGTCGGCTATTTCCTGAGATTTCAATCTTTCCGGAAAACTGATGATTCCGGAGGGGCGTAAGGCGCTCTCCAGAAAACCATTGGCCGTCGCCGATTGACCGACGGCGAGCCCTATCGCCTCGCGCGCGATGTACAACGGCGAAAGGCCCGTCATGCCGTCCCGCGTGGGGCCGCGCATGTGCAGGACCTCCTCTTGGAGGAGAACCGTCGTGGCAGCATAAGGCGACGTGATCCGGTAACGCAGCCGCCCCGAGGGCAGTCGTTCGATGCCGACGTTTGTCCACGGTTCGGGCCAGAGGGCGACGACTTGACCGCGCGCATTGCGCTCGACGCGTGCGAAGGCGTTTCCTCGCGTATCAAGCTCCCGAATTAGGAATTCGCGGCCTTCGAACGCCGACAGGTTCGGGTTGATCTGGTCGTGGAGCACCGCATAGAGCGGGTTATCGTCCGCGCGCTCGCGGCCTCCGTCTGCCGTGCGGCGATAGACGAACAGTCCAACGCTCGCCAGCATTTCGGAGCGGAGACCGACGCACCGCGTTGCAACCGCCAGATTGGACAGGACGCCTTCCGGCGACACGGCCGGACCCAAACCGCGCTGGCTCATGTTTTCCATGACAAAGGCGTCTGGCGTGACGGATGCCGCGGAGCGTCTTTCCCGGATATTTCGGCGGTCGCGAATGCTCATATCTCACGCTCCCATCGATGCGAGACGAAACCGCGCGGAGGCGCGCGACAACAATTCGCGGCCCGCCAGACGCGACCGAGCGTTTACTGTCGTTCCGTCATAGGCGGGGAAGGCCTGGACAACCGAGATTTCGCTCAGCTCGACGGCGATCAGCTCGCGGCTTTCGCCGGTCCAGGCGTCGCCGCCAGTCGGCACACGGAAGCCAAAACTCATGCCTCCCAGGTCGCCGCGTTCGGCCAAGGCCAAAACATCGCGGCCCGCCTGGGTGTCGGGCACGTCGAGCGAAAAAGCGAGGCCGCGCGCATCTTCCGTGAGGCGCAGCGTCCCGGACTTGGTGCGCGCGAGAACTCGGCTCGGATCATGGTCGACCAGAGCGAGCACGTCGCCGCGGCGCTCAAGGCTTTTCGAAAAGGCGCCAGCGCGGATCGTCTCGGTGAATGAGCCGATCCGCGCCTTGGCGCCGAAGAGCGCGGCGTAACCCTCGAGGGTCCGACCTTTCGACCTGACCTCAAGGGCCGCAGCCCGTGTTTCGAGAGCCGCCGCGCCGGTCACGCCGCAATGTCCTTGCAGACGACGAAGCATTCCGGGTGACGGAAGGCCAAGTCGCAATCAAGGAACGCGTGCAGCAGCGCGCCGCCCTTCGAGGCGACGTCGCTGTGGTAGGGATTCAGCAGGATATCGACGCCGGACCAGTAACCGAGGATCAGATCCGCCCAGGCACCATAGATCATCGCGGAAAGTCCGGTGGTCGCGCCTTTCGTCAAGTTGGACGGCACTTGATTGCTGAAGGTGACCGGTTGGTTTTGGAAGGCCTGAGCCAAGCCGTAAAATTGTCCGTTCGCATCCTTCGCCTTCATGGCCAGGGCCTTCACCTTGTTGTTGGTGAGGAATGAAAGCGAAGTCTCATCGCAATCCGCCAGGTTGATGGCGCGGATCATGTCCGGCACAACGTCGACGATCAACGAGGCCGCGTTGACGACGGGGACGCTGCTGTTGGCCAGGATACCGGTCGGCTGATTGGTTCCACCCCCTTGGATGGCAGCGGAATCGAGCGCCTGGGCGAGCAACCATCCGATGTCCTTGCGGAGGATCGCTTCGATTTCCGGCGCTTGGATCATCATGCGGCGGCTCATTTCATATTCCGCCGTGACGGTTTTCGGTGAGAGCGACACTTTGTCGAACGACGCGTCGGAGCGTGTGGCGGCGCCGCCCTCGGCAACCCAACTTGCCGAGCCGCTGGCGGTCATGCGGGGCAGATCGAGGAATGAAGTCAGGCCGGACAGAACCGTCGCGCCCATGCGCTGGATCGCCAGAACCGGCCGCAGGCGGTCAATCGTGGGCCCGAGGTTGTGAGCGACCAGATTTCCGGCCGATCCTCCGACCGTCGCGGCGCGGCTTTCGAGGAGAATGCTGGTCGGAACATTGATGGCGCCGGGGCGGCCCGAGCGGCGTTCCGCGTTCCATTCCGCCTCGGCGCCCGTCAGGCGACCGCCCTCGGCAAAGTCAGCCAGCGCGCGGCCGAGCGAGAAGCGCTGTTCGACATCGGCGAGAGTGTCACGGCCTCCAGTCACCGGTTCGGCAGCGGCGCGGCGCTCGGCCTCCTCGAAGATGCGGGCGCGCCGCTCATCGGCGTTCAGAGTTTCGATTTCGCTGGCGATGCGGTCCAGTTCAGTCGTCTCGTCGGCCGTCAGCGCGTCGCGCTTTTCGGTTTTGGCGCGTTGCTCAATCGCCTTTCCGGCGTCGATCAGTCGAGAGCGCTTCTCCTGGATTTCGTGCAGTTTCAGCATTGAAAGAGTCCTTCTGAGGGCCTGGCGCGTCTCACGACGGGCGATAGGAAACTGAGGATAGTGCCGGAATGCCGCGATTGAACTGTCATGTCCTCATTCCCCGATGCAGCATCGCGGCTATCGCTGTTGATCGTCCGGCCGACCTCAGGAGCCAACGGGGAAGTCATATTAATCCGCCTCTCCGATGATCGAGAGCTGTTCTTCGATGTATTTGGAGACGCGTTCCCGAATGTTGCTGATATTGAAGGTCGTAACCTTTCTGATGCGCGAACCGTTGAAGTGAACAGAGCCCCATTCCGACGGATTCGGGATTTTTTCACTCGGATACGCGTTCATCATAGACGGATAAAAGTAGTCTTCGAGCAACGAAATGGTCGGAGAATTGGGATTTTGACGCGCGACGCGCGCGACTTCACACGCAATAGCGCCGGAGCGGCTGGGAGATACTTCGTCTTCGATCAACTCGGAAAACAAACACAGCGCAATCATGTCGTCCGAATCGAAGGTTCTGGTGCGACCCGGAATGGTGGTGGGCGCGCACGGAAACCTGCCGGCGGCAACATGTTCGTTGAACCGGTCGCGGTGAATGCGCGCGACCTCGCAGGCGGCTTTGACAGTCAGTTTCTTGTTCATGGCAGGCGACCTCTTGTGATATCCAATAGGTATCACGGCCTCTTGCTATGCGCAAGAGGCTTGTGATTCGCACGAGCATGCGGTCAGATCAGCGAGCGAAGGAACGCATCGAAATGGTAATGCTGAGGCTGTCCGCGCTCGAAATGCGTGGCGACGTAAAGAGCCTTCGTTCTCGCGTCCTTGAGCGATTTAACCGGAAAAGCCAGTAGCTCATCCATCAGCGCGTCTTCTCGCTCACTGAGGGATGCACAACGCGCTTCGGCTTCCGCATAGCCCGGCTCTTCGGGACGAAGGTTGTCCTCGAACAGGCAAACTCTTTCAAATTCGGCGTAAAGAGCGCGATGGGCCTCAATCAGGGCAGCGAGCGCCGGCGCTGAGGCAGATGCGGCCGGGGTGGAGCGGCACGCGACGACCGCGGCGCCCATTGCGAGAAGGTTGCGGCGGGTAGCGCTCATCACGCGTCTCCATTTCCGCCGGGAAGGTGAACCGGCTGAAACCAGGCGTCGCTGTAGCCTTCCCGGTCATCGTCGATCATGTCGGCTGGGTCCCATTCTTGGTCGCAGCCATCTTCGTCGTCGCAGCCGTCTTCGTCGTCCGCGTCGCCGTCCAGCTCGTCGAGCAGGGCGATAATGTTCTCTACGGTCGCCTCCAGGCGGCGGCGGATTGATGGAGTGATTTCGACAAAGAGAATCCGTTCACGATCCATGATGTTCATGGCGCGCCTCATGTGGTAAGTAATTTTTCAGACGGTAGTTTTCCTACCACTAATTTCATTGGTGGTCAATTTTCGACCACGTGGAGCGAAAATGATCCATGGCGCACAAATACGGGCGGCGCGAGCATTGGTCCGGTGGTCAGTTGAGGAATTGGCTAAAAGAGCAAACGTCGGCGTAATGACCATTCGTCGCGCGGAGGCCGCCGACGGGATTCCCTCCATGCTGCCGAATAACATGGCTGCGATTCGCGCCGCCCTTGAAGCTGCCGGCGTCGAGTTTATTCCTGAGAATGGGGGCGGTGCGGGCGTCCGAATTGTAAAAAAGGGAAATGACGATGGACTCTCTTGAATATGCAAAGCTTGTTGCGGTCTCTATCTAGGTCGCCAGTCAACGTGTAAGACAACTTGACGATTTAGAAGACTTCAATTCTCATATAATTGAAGTTATGGATGCAAGAGAGTTAGACAAAAACCATTTTGAATCTGTGTCAATTCTAGTAAATGCATTTATGCTGTTCTCAAACAGCGTGCGAGCAGCTGAGCGCAAGGACTTACCTATCATTGGTTATGCCGGTGAGGTCATTCCGAAAAAGTGAAGCAATCGCGTCGATACTGACGAAGAAAGCGCACGGTCCTGTTTAGACCACATCCACGAAAGGTTCCCATTCGGTTTCACCGCTGTGGCGAGCTGCGACGGCAAGGGCCATTGCGAGCGCAACCAGCCCATCGATTCGGCCACGTGACCGGCTCTTGTCGAGTTTGCGGTTGCCGCTTGGATCGGCGACCGCGACGGCGTTCGCCGCACACCACGTCAAAATCGGATTGGCGCCATGGCGCAATCTGCGGTCGGTCACCAAGCGTTCGACGATATCGACCGCCGGCGAAAAATCTTTGAAGCCCTGGCCGAAAGGTTCCATCTCGATTTCGGCGCCCAAATCGCCCAGCGCCTTCTGGAAGGTGTCGATCCTCCATCGGTCATAGGCCAGCTTGCGGAGGTCATAGCGGGCGGCGATCTCCGCGACGCGGTGCGCCACAAAGGCGGGATCAATTGTCGCGCCTGGCGTGGTCTCCAAATGCCCTGCTTCCCTCCAAGCCCAATAGGGAACACGGTCCTCGTCTTCACGCTCCTTGAGGCTGTCTCCAGGCAACCAGAAGAAAGGCAGAACGTCGAAGGCGCCGCTATCATCGGGAAAGACGAGGACAAGGGCCGTGAGGTCTCGCACAGCGGAGAGGTCGAGACCGGCGAAGCACTCTTGGCCAGCAAGACGGCTGAGGTCCGGCTTATCGGCGCAGGTGAGCCATTCCGTCGCGGTCAAAAAGTGCCGTTCGGCCGAAACGCGCTGGTTCAGGATCAGATTGCGGAACGCTGGTTCTTTGGCCGGCATACGACGCGCCTGGCTTGCCTGCCTCCTCACCTCGTCCAGATTGAGAAAATCGCCCATGGCCGGGTTAGCGAGCTTCCAAGTGTCTTCGTCCCACGGGTCAGCATCGATAGGCGCTGACCACTCGAACAGACGAAAGGACGGGTCATCAACCACGCCGTCGCGAATGCGGCGGCCGTAATCGACAAGTTGCGACATGGGCGCGACGTCGGTCGCCGCCTGGGTTGAGATGACGATCATCAGCGGGTCTGCGCGCGCGCCCATCGCCGTGTCGAGCGCGTCGAAGAGGTCGCGGTTCGTCGCCTGTCCGAGTTCGTCGTAGATGACGCAGCTGGGCGAAAGGCCATGCTTGCCCGCGACGTCGGCGGACAGCGCCCTGTAGATCGAGCGGGTTTCGGCGTCCTCAAGCTCCTTTCCGAAGCGCTTGACGTTGATGCGCGCGCTCAAGAGCGGATGCCGCTCGATCATGGCGACCATTTCGGCAAAAATTTTGCCCGCCTGATCCTTGTCGTTGGCGGCCGAATAGACCTCGCCGCGCTGTTCGGCTTCTGGGCCGGCGAGATGGCAAAGCGCCAGGCCAGCGGCGAGGCCGGTCTTGCCGTTCTTGCGGCCGAAGGTCAGCACGGCTGTTCGAACCGGGCGGCAACCTTCGGCCGACTCGGAGTAAATCTCCTCGATGATGTCGCGTTGCCACGGACGGACGCGGAATGGCTGGCCCGCGAGCTTGCCAGCGGTGACTTCGAGGCTTTCCAGGAAGGCGACGACGCGCTCGGGCCGCGATAGACCCTCCGCCTGCCATGCCGGCGCTTTGTTGAGCGCCGATTCGGGCGTGACGACGAATAGCGAATGCTGAGCGATGTCTCGCTCTGCATGCCTGATCGGCTTTGCTCCAGGTCCACGCAATCCCATTGTTTCGATTACCTTTTCAGATGAAACTAACTCAAAATCCAGGTTCCCTGACGGTCGCCATCCCCCTGCTCCTCGTCCTCGGAGGGGGTATTCCCTCCAAAGAACGAATGCGAGGGATCGACGGGTAGGCCGTCAAGACCAGCGCCCTTGAACCTAACGCCCTTTCCGCCTGGGCGATCAACGGCGGCAGTCTTGATGCTGTGGCAGGAGTGACACATGGTCATGAGGCCATCGAGCGGAGGGAACGCGAGCCCGCCAGATGCAATGCTGGTGATGTGATCAACGTGCGCGCCAGTCACGCGCTTGCCGCGCTTCATGCAGGGCTCACAGAATGGCGACTGTCTCAGCTTGGCGAGGCGAAGCCTTTTCCACTGGGCAGTCGAGTAGGGCCAGTTTGCCATCATGCAATCTCCTGAGCGAGCCGGCGAAGGGCGTGCTCGATTTCGGACTTTTCGATGTGGAAGAGTTCAGGGTCGCGATGCGACGGCCTGAGGTGGCGCACGCGGTCCGCGAGACTGGCTAGGGCGAACGACTTGGACCGAACGAAGCGAACTTCCCCCCGTAGGGGGGAGTTCGTTCGTTCGCTTCGTTCGCCCCCCGAACGTTCGGACAGTTCGTTCCGTTCGTTCGCTTCGTTCGCTTCGCCGTGAGGGGCGAACGGGCGAACGTTTGTGCTGTTTCGTTCGCTTCGTTCGGTCATCTTGCCGGCCATATCCAGTCCCCGTTGCGAGCAATCAGATGCTTGGCAATCAGGTTGTCGATTGCCCGATTAAACCGCGTCCTCTTAGCAGCGGTGCTTTCCTCTGCTGTGCCGGTGTGCTGGTAGACCAGCCGCCGCCAATGCGCCTCGTTGACTACAATCGTCACGGAAGGGGGGAAGCCTGCCTCTGGTGGCGGGGGTTGCCCGTGTTCACCAATGGCGCGGTGCAGACAGTCGAGAACAGCCTTGTCGCCGGCGGACAAGCGGTCGCGCGGCTGTGCCGGACGAGGCGGCGGCTTATCCGACGATTCCACCACTGGCGCCGTCGTCACCTCCTGGGTGTCGGGATCAACGAATAGCTCGACGCTCTGAAGAGTGAAGGTAAAGGCTTCTCCTTCACCCTCATCGTTAGACTTGTCGATTGTCGCGGTCCTCAAGCCGTCTTCAAGCTTTTTTACAACCATGGTTGTGTCAGCGGCTCCGAGCAGCGCCGTCGAACCGCGCATCTTCTTGGATTCGTCTTTTCCGGCATGATGAACAACGAGCACATGCGCGCCGGTTTGCTCTCGAATAAGGTCGACATTCGAAGCAAAACGACTGATGTCGCGCGCCGTGTTTTCATCAGCCCCCGGAATGACTCTGGCGACCGTGTCAACGATGATAAGACAAACGGGCTCGCCGGTGGCCTGGCAAACGGCGTCTGAGGTTGAGATCAGGCGGCGCGCGTCCTCCTCTGAGCCGAATAGGTCAAAGCGCCCTTCGAGGATCGCCAGTAATGGTTCCGCCTGTTCGTTCTTGCAGCGCAGGGCGGCAAGGCGTCGCTCTGTCAGCTTTGCGCGTTCCGCCGCAACATACATGACGGCACCGCGCTTCACGGTGCGTCCGAACCAGTCGGAGCCGGTGGAGACCGCGAAGGCCAAGTCAGTTGCGAAGACGGATTTCCCCGAACCGGGGTCGCCATAGAGAACAGAAAATTCGCCCGCGCCCAGCGCGCCGCGAACAAGCCAGTCCTTGCGCGGCGTGGGGTCGATCTGATCGAAGAGCTTGAACGCGAATGGCGGCGGCCCTGGTCGGCGTTCTGCGGCAAGGCCGGAGGGTCGACCTTCGCGGATTTCCTCCCGGCCTTCGACTATGGCAAGAATCTTGGAAAAACGCTCATGCTCATCCGTCAT